ATGATTTAAAACGCATGGTTAATAAAGACAAATATAAATTTGCTGTTACTCAATATAGAAAAATGAAAAAAGATGTTAGAAGTTCTGGTGGACCAGAAAAATGGATTAATAAACATGGATTGGGTAGAGGTGCAAGATTAATGCCAGGTATGTTAGATAATTATTTAAAAAATACTGCAGCAGATTTAGCAGGCATTACTCCAAAAGAGTTCAATGCGGTTTTAAATAGAAACACAAGATATAAGTAATATAAATATATCAAAACAATATTCAAAGGGTTAAAAATGAAATCATTTAACAGTTTTAAAGAAGCTATGGATCCGGTTAATAAAGCGGCTCTTAAAAAGAAACATAAAGAGCGTAAAGACCAAGATATTAATAATGACGGTAAAGTTAACGATACTGACAAATATTTACATAACCGCCGTCAAGCAGTAACACAACAAATAGGTGAAAAATTAAAAGCTTCTGATGATATGGGTAAGTGGATTGATGATTTCCAAGACTCTGATGCACCTCAATTTAAAGGTAAGTCCAAAGAAAAGAAACGCCAAATGGCTATTGCAGCTAAGCTAGATGCAGAAAAAAATGAAAGTTATAAGTCATATGCTCAACAAAAAGCAGTATGGGCATCTCGTAAAGATGGTGGTAAAGGACATCCTGATAATAAAAAGAAAAATGAATCAAACGTTGAAGAAGCTAAGAAAATGAAAGGCGAAGATCCTTGTTGGGATAGTCATGAAATGGTGGGCATGAAAGATAAGAATGGTAAGAAAGTTCCGAACTGTGTACCAAAAAATGAATCAGCAGAAAACAGAGTTGACGTAATTAGAGCAGTAGCTCAAAAAATTGCTATGGAAAAAGAAGCAAAAAGAAAAGCGGCTGAGAAAAAAGCAGAAGCTGATGCTAAAAAAGCAATGGCTAATGAATCAAAAGATCCAAATAGATATGATGATGGTCCAGGTGTAGATCCAAATAGATATGATGATGGGCCAGGCGTAACACCTAAAAAGAAAAAGACTATAAAAGAACTATCAAATAAAACACAGAGCGAAGGATATACAGGTGGTCCTCATGATGCTGATTGGGTTAATAAATCTGAAAAGTTAGAAAGAGCTAGAAATAGAGCTAAGAGAATGGGTGATCATAAAAAACACGCAGAACTAGATGCTCAAATTAAACAACACTATAAGCGCGGACCTGGTGTGCGTGAAGCAGTAGATCCACAGGATAAAGGTGAGTATGATGATGAGGGTGGTATGGCACAAACTCAAATCAATAAAATCATGGATGCTGCAAAAGAATTAAAAGGTATAATCGGTAAAGACGATAATCTACCTGAGTGGGTGCAATCTAAAATGACTAAAGCATCTGACTACATTGATGGTGTTCGTGATTATCTTAAAAACAAATCAGACACTAACGAAGCAACTATGCCTTATACTGAAGAAGTAGAGCTCGATGAGATTTCACAAGAAACTTTGAAGTCATATAAGAAGAAAGCAACATCAGATGCTGTTACTAATATGATTGGCGGTCAAGGTTCTGTTAAGAGACTAGACAAGAGAATCAAAGGCATGAAAATGGCTGATAAAAGATTAAATAAAGAAGATTATAAAGAAATATTTTTAAATTATATTTCTGAAAATACTCTTACTTTAGAAGATCTTAATAACTTTAATGATGAGCAACTTGATGAAATGATTGGTCAAGCAATGAAAAGCGCTGGCCGTATGACTGCAGATAAAAGAGCAGATGCCGCTGAGAAAAAAGCTAAGTCATTACAAAATCAAGTAAAAGATGTTGCAAGATTAAAAAAAGCTAGAAATGCTCAAACAAAAGCTAGATTAGCATTGAGAAATGCAAGACGTAATGTTGCATCAGCTAGAGCAGCAATTAGAACTGAAAGTAGTTGTGGAAGTAAAAAGAAGCACATGAAAGAGGCAGGGCCGAATCCTACAGGTGGCGCAACTAATGCTACATCTGGTTCTAAATCAACCACAAATACTACAAAGCCTAGTACTGCTAAAAAAGGAACAGTTTTAAGAAAAAGCTATTCTAAAAAAGATCTATCGACTCCAGCGAAAACTGCTACGCCGATTGATTTAACTGTACAATTTTAATTATTAAATAAATAATAATAGTCATTAAATAAAAGGAGAAAGAAATGGCACTTTGGGGAAAAACGGATTCAGCAGATGATGCACCTAAGTATTTAAGCACTGACGCTAATAATCCAAACAAATCTAACGACAGAGATAATGCTATTTTTGTAGATACAACAGAAGCAGGTATTGCTAGTAACCGTGCTAAAGGTATTAAGACTCCAGGTTGGAATTTGTATAACACATATACAACCGAGTCTGGTAATACTCGTCATATTGTTGAGCCATTAGTAGCAATGAAAGTTTCTTCTGGCGATGCTGGTGACGCTGGTGTTACGGGTAATACAGCTGTTGAAGATACAATTGTAGCTGATAGTTAAACTTAAGCTTTTATTATTATGATATTGACAGAATCAACCTTTCTGTTATTTGCATCGAAACATTATGATAATCCTCATTGCTCTGATATAGCAGAGTTTGAAGAGGATTTAAAAAGGTTTCAGTATTTACGCAAATTATTTGGAAGATATAGACAAGATAATGATTTAAAAGAAAGGTTAATTCTTAATCATTTGATTATTATATACAATGTATTTGGAAATGCAGCAACAAATATGCTGTTTATGCGATTGCATGAATATCATACGTATTTAAAACCGTTTGTTGTTTATTTAAATCGTATGCCGGATTATGTTATCTACGAAGATAAAAAAATTAGTAGAAATGATATAATGTCAGATGCTCATATATCAATAACGCTTAGGAAACTTTAATGGTAGTAGATTTATTTTTAGTTTATCAATTTATACGACGTTTAGCTACGCCATTTGAAAAATGGGATGCGTATAAAGAAGGTATCATAGATAAAAATGGTAAAGTTCTTATTAAAAGAAAAAACTTTACTAAAGGGTCTCAAAATAAAGCTTGGGGAATCTTTGATATTATGATTGCTAATCTTAAAAAACTTCTGGGTAAAATACCAGGAGGTAAATCTCGTTTAGCTTCTTATGCAGCAGCATTATTTTTAATTAAAGAATATAAGCATTTTTCTGATGAAGATAGTTTATTAACAGAAGATTTTAGTGAAGAAGACATTAAAAAATCTTTAACTAAATTTATTGAAGAATATTCGTATTATCTAGGCCTTGCTGAAGAGCATAATCCCAAAAAGAAAGTTGAAGTTAAACCAGAATTAGAAGAAGAGCCAACTAATAATGTTGGTGGTGGTGAAATTGCTGGCATGGATGGAACTCATATGTCAAAAGCAGCACAAAAACGATGGACTTCTAAAAACAAAAGTAAAAAGAAAAGTCTATCAGACATGCTAAAAAGAGTTGACAATACTCAATTAGTGTGATATAATAGGAGTAAAAAATGGCAAAAGGTAAATTAAAAAAGAAATTAGGTTCAAAATTAAAAGAAGTTGCAGATGATATTAAAAGTGTTAAGGTTCCTAAAACATCTGGAGCAAAAACTGCTACTAAGAAAAAAGCAGCACCTAAAGCCGCACCTAAAATTAAAACCAGAGTAATGAAAAGAAATGATTCTGGTACAGATGTAGATAAAATGCAAAAAATCCTTGGAATTGATGAAGATGGATTTGGTTTTGCTACACAAGTTGCAGTACAACATTTTCAAAGAGAAAATGGTTTAACAGTAACAGGTATTGTAGATGAAGAAACCCAAGCTAAGATGTTTGGATAATTATAAATAAATACACAATATATTAATTTTAATAAGGAGACCAACCATGTCTTTAGAGAAAATTGTAGCGGAAGCGATGGCAGGCCGCCCACTAGAAATGAAAGAAGCTTTCGAGGAAGCTATCGAAGAGCGCATTCAAGCAGCATTAGAAGCTAAAGTAGCTGAAATGCAAGCAGGAGATGCTGAAGAAGAAGTCACAGAAGATGCTGACGTTGAAGATTCAGAAGCGACTGAAGATCTAGACGAAGCAAAAGATTGTGATGACGACGAAGACGAAGATGATGAAGACGAGGACGAAGACGAAGACGAAGATAAGTAATCGTCCCTTCACTCTATAGAATTTCTGGCTATAAAAATTATGGCCAGGTTCTACTTAATATTATGACATTCTTCTCCTATTATTAAATAAAAGGATTATAAATGTCAGATAAAGATACTGAATTAGCATTAATTCAAAAAGACTTAAAAGCCGTCAAAACATTATTTGGTAGAGTAGAAAAAGGCATGCAAAACCTGGCCGATTTATCTACAACCGTTGCAGTTTTAACCGAGCAAGTTAAAAATGCTACTGAGAGAATGGATGAGATGGATGAAAGACAACAATCTCATATTGAAAGAGATGAGCAAAGAGCTCATGATATTAGCGAGCGATTAGAAGAATATCGCAAATCATCAAGAGAAGATCATCAAATTCTTGCAGACTCTAGCCGTCAAGATAGAATTTTAAGAAATCAAGAAATAATGTCTGAACTTTCTAAAATGAACGGCCAATTAGATTCGCGCATTGGTAAAATAGAAAGCCGAGTATCTGAATTAGAAAATTGGAAATGGTGGATAATGGGTATTGGTCTTGGTGTTGTTTGGCTAGTTACTCATAGTATGGAAATATTCAAATAATAGTTGACATTTTCTAGTAATTAGATTATAATATTTAAATAATGTACAAAGTGGAAAAGCAATGATTGATTTTGTTGATGTTCAGTATGCTCAAATGCTGTCTGGTAGACTTGAGCAATTCAAAATAAAACACACAAATCCTTATAAAATCAATTTCAGATGTCCTGTATGTGGTGATTCAAAAAAGTCACGCACTAAGGCTCGTGGTTGGCTTTTAGAAAGAGATAATAAGTTTACATATTATTGTCATAATTGCGGTGCAAGCCAAGGGTTTAATTTCTTCTTAAAAAGTTTAGATCCTTTACTTTATAATGATTATATTGCAGAAAAGTTTGTTAATAATGCGAATAACAAAACAGAAGCTGCAAATACTGATATAGAGCAATTTAAAACAAAAGCACCTACCTTCAAAGCAAATCCTCTTAAAACATTAAAAAAAGTTAGTCAATTATCTTTTGACCATCCAGTAAAAAAATACGTAGTAAAAAGAAAAATACCGTCTAATCAACATTATCGAATGTTTTTTGCTCCAAAGTTTAAGACATGGATTAATTCAATTATACCAGATAAATTTGATAATTTAGATAAAGATGAGGCAAGACTTGTAATACCTTTTGTTGATAAAGAAAATAATGTATACGGTGTTTCTGCACGAGGATTTAATCCAAAAGGAATACGATACATTACTATTATGTTTGATGAAAGACAAAAAATTTTTGGATTAGATAAAGTTGATTTTAATAAGAAATATTACATAGTTGAAGGTGCTCTTGATAGTATGTTTCTTTCTAATGCTATTTCAATGAATGGAGCAGAAGGTACAACTACTGATATTAAACATCTCGAGAACGCAGTCTTCGTATTTGATGCGGAACCAAGAAATAAAGAGATACATAAAAGAATGGAAAAAGTTATTAAGAATGGCCACAAGATATGCATCTGGCCCAACGACGTCCCCGCCAAGGACATAAATGATATGTACTTAAATGGCGTTCAAGATGTTGAAAAACTTATTAATGACAATACATATACAGGACTTCAGGCTGAATTAAAATTCGCTGAATGGAAAAGAACATAGGAGAAAAAATTGAAAGTAAGACTTATATCATATTCACAACCAACGCCTGACGAATTTATTGGGCTTGAAACACCAGAAGATCTCATTGCTTATGCTGCAAGAGTTTCAAATCCATCTAATCAACTTAATTCGGAAACAGCATCAAAACTTTTAAGTTATCTTATTAAACATAAACATTGGTCTCCATTTGAAATGGCTTCAGCTTGTATAGAAGTAGAGACTACACGAGATATTGCAAGACAATTATTGCGCCATAGATCTTTTTCTTTCCAAGAGTTTAGTCAACGATATGCAAATCCTCAAGATATGGATGAGTCATTCGTTATTCGTGAAGCAAGAATGCAAGATGAGAAGAATCGACAAAACAGTATAGAAGTTCCTGAAGGAACAAAAGATGAAAATGGTCATGACTTGGCAATAACATGGCAACAACATCAAGAAAATGTAATTGCTTACACAAAATCAGTCTATGACTGGGCAATTAATAATGGGATTGCTAAAGAACAGGCAAGAGCAGTACTTCCAGAAGGAAACACTGTTAGTAAATTATATGTTAATGGTACTATTCGTTCTTGGATTCATTATGTTGAGCTTCGTTCATCTAATGGTACACAAAAAGAACATATGGAACTAGCGCGTGAAATTGGTAAAGCAATTACAAAAATATATCCTACAATTGATGATTTTGTAAAATATGATGTATAAATATTCTTACCAATGATTATATTATTTGAAAAAGGGAAGTATAGGTATGATTCAAGTTACTAAACGTGACGGGCGAAAAGAAGAGCTCGACGTTGAGAAACTACATAAAGTAGTATTTTATGCTTGTGATGGTATCACAGGTGTTAGTCCAAGTGAAGTGGAAATCAATAGTCAAATCCAATTCTTTGAGGGCATGAAAACTTCTGAAATTCAGGAGACCCTCGTTAAAGCAGCAGCAGATTTGATATCAGAAGATACACCAAATTATCAATTTGTCGGTGGTCGATTAATTAATTATAACTTACGTAAAGAAGTATATGGTTCTTTTAAGCCTTGTACTATCAAAGAACTTGTTGAAAAAAATATTGAAAGAGGTTTTTACGATCCTGAATTAATTACCTATTATTCCGATTTTGAATGGGCTAAATTAGAACATTATATTAAACACGACAGAGACGAAAACTTGACTTATGTTGCAATGGAACAATTGCGAGGTAAGTATTTAGTTCAAAACAGAGTAACTGGCGAAATTTTTGAAACACCACAAATGTGTTATATGCTTATCGCTGCTACTCTATTCCATAATTATCCAGAAGAGGAACGTTTACAATACGTTAAAGATTACTACGATGCTATTAGTCTTCACGATATCTCTTTACCTACTCCTGTTATGGCAGGTGTTAGAACACCGATGCGCCAATTCTCAAGTTGTGTTCTTATTGAAAGTGACGATAGTCTCGACAGTATTAATGCTACTTCAAGTAGTATTGTCAAATATGTAAGTCAAAAAGCTGGTATTGGTATTGGTGGTGGTAAAATCCGTGCCATAGGTTCACCTATTCGTAAAGGTGATGCTTATCATACTGGTATTATACCTTTTTATAAAATGTTTCAGGCAGCCACGAAATCGTGCTCACAAGGTGGTGTTAGAGGTGGTGCTGCTACAATCTATTATCCTATTTGGCATTATGAAGTAGAAGATCTTCTTGTATTAAAAAATAATAAAGGTACTGAAGACAATCGTGTGCGTCATATGGATTATGGAGTACAATTTAATAAACTCTTTTATGAACGACTGATTGAAGGTAAAAAGATTACATTATTTTCTCCATCAGATGTTCCTGGATTATATGATGCATTTTATTCTGATCAAGATAAATTCCGTGAATTGTATGAAACAGCAGAACGTAATACTCATATTCGCAGAAAGCGTGTTAAAGCAATTGAATTGTTTTCTACATTTATGGAAGAGCGTAAAAATACCGGACGTATATATTTGCAAAACGTAGATAATGCAAATGAACACGGAAGTTTTTTACCAGAAGTTGCTCCAATTCGCCAATCAAATTTATGTGCAGAAATTGATTTACCAACAAAACCATTAAATAGTGCTAATGATGCATCAGGAGAAATCTCTTTATGTACTTTATCAGCAATCAACTGGGGTAATATTAAACATCCCGAAGATTTTGAAAAAGCATGTTGTTTAGCAGTACGTGGTCTTGATGCTCTATTAAGTTATCAAAATTATCCAGTAATTGCTGCTCAAATGTCCACAGAAAAACGTAGACCTATTGGAGTAGGGATTATTAACTTTGCCTATTGGTTAGCCAAGCAAGGATTAAACTATCAGGATATTGATTCTGAAGGCCTACAGATAGTAGATGAATGGGCAGAAGCTTGGTCATATTATCTTATTAAAGCTTCGGCAGATCTGGCAGAAGAGCAAGGAGCTATTCCTGGATTAATGCAAACTAAATATGGACATGGTATTACTCCAAATATGACATATAAAAAAGATTTAGATGAATTGATTCCGCATAAAGAACGTATGCCTTGGAAACAATTACGTAAACAATTAAAGAAAACTGGTATTCGTAATTCTACACTAATGGCTCTTATGCCTGCAGAAACGTCTGCTCAAATTGCTAATGCAACAAACGGTATTGAACCACCACGTTCTCTTATTTCTGTTAAACAATCTAAACATGGCGTTCTTAAGCAAGTTGTTCCAGAGTATAGACATCTAAAAAATAAATATGATGTATTATGGGATCAAAAGTCACCTGAAGGATATATTAAAATTATGGCAGTATTGCAAAAGTATATCGATCAAGGTATTAGTGTTAATACAAGTTATAATCCTACTTACTTTGAAGACGAAAAGATTCCAATGAGTATATTATTACAGCATTTACTTATGTTTTATAAGTATGGTGGTAAGCAATTATATTATTTTAATACATATGATGGTCAAGGTGAAATTGATACTGATCAATTAACAGATCTTCCAACTGGGGAAGAAGATGATTCACACTGCGATAGTTGTACAATTTAAGGAAATTTAATGAGTGTTTTTAATGTTAATAACAGAGCAGATCATACATCTGTAGCATCATTCTTGGACCCATCAGGAGGACCAACTTTACAACGTTACGATACACTAAGATATAAACAGTTTGATGGTCTTACTGATAAGCAATTAGGTTTCTTTTGGAGACCAGAAGAAGTTGATATTTACAATGACGCTAAAGATTTCAAATCATTAACTCCGTTTGAACAACATATTTTTACATCAAATCTTAAAAGACAAATATTATTAGATAGTGTACAAGGTAGAGCTCCGGCAGAAGCATTTGGCTCTATTGTTTCGTTACCAGAACTTGAAAACTGGATTATTACTTGGACATTCTCTGAAACAATTCATTCAAGATCATATACTCATATTATTCGTAATATCTATTCTAATCCATCAAAAGTATTTGATGAAATGCTAGATATACAAGAAATCGCAAATTGTGCTAATGATATTTCTAAGCATTATGATGAACTTATTGAAATGTCTCAGTGGTATAATTTACTTGGTGAAGGTAAACATAACGTCAATAATCATGTTATAAAAATAGATAAGTATGAATTAAAAAAGAAATTATGGCTAACACTTATGAGTGTAAATATTCTCGAAGGTGTTCGCTTTTATGTTTCATTTGCATGTTCTTGGGCATTTGCAGAATTGAAAAAGATGGAAGGTAATGCAAAAATTATTAAATTAATTGCAAGAGATGAAAATCTCCATCTTGCTTCTACTCAAGCAATGCTTAAGTTACTTCAAAAAGAAGATAAAGACTTTGAAAAGATTGCAAAAGAAACTAATAAAGAATGTATTCAAATGTTTGTTGATGCAGTCGATCAAGAAAAAAGATGGGCTGAATATCTATTTAAAGATGGATCAATGATTGGTTTGAATGCAGAACTTCTTGGCCAATATATTGAATATATTGCTACACGTCGAATGACTAATATCAAATTAGATTCTCCATATAGCCAGAAGAATAACCCATTACCTTGGACTCAAAAGTGGATTTCAGGTGGTGAAGTACAAGTTGCTCCACAAGAAACTGAAATTACTTCTTATATTCAAGGTGGTACTAAACAAGACGTTTCAACAGATACATTTAAAGGATTTTCATTATGATAGAAATTTACGGTAGAGATAGTTGTCCATTTTGTGTTCAAGCAAAAAATTTATGTGAAGCAAAAGGACTTGATTATACATATAAACAAATGGATGTAGATTATACTAAATCTGAATTATTGGAAAAATTTCCAGGCGCAAAAACAGTTCCACAAATTATGATGGACGGTGAGGCAATTGGTGGGTTTACTGATCTAAGAGACAAATTAAGTTAATAAATAAATGAATCAACTTGAGAATGCTTTTTTCTCTAGATTGAGAAAGAAAGGAACAGTTATGGAAAAAATTAAAAAAGCCATTTGGTTTACACTTGGAATTATTTTATTGGGAGTTGCATATCTTGGTGTAATATTACCAGGCTTGCCTTGGAGTACTCCTGCTTTAGGAGCAGCATTTTGTTTTGCGAAGTCTAGCAAAAAATTTCATGATTTCATTTTAAATCATCCAAAGTTTGGTCCGTTTATTAAAAACTGGTCTAAGCATAGAGTATATCCAACCTATGCAAAATTTTTTATGGTTACAGTAATGCTTTCATCTTTAGGTATTACTTACTATACTACTGGAAATGAAAAAGCAGTATTCTGGATGTTTATGTTATTCTCAGCAATTGTTGTTTGGGCATCTCGTTATCCTGGATCTCAAGCAGAAGCAGAAAGAAGAATTAAAGCCGGAGAAAAAATAGGCTGGTTAAAATAGATAAATAAAAATATATACAATGTTATTGATGAAGGAGATATAATGTCAAAAAGGGTTCTTATTAC